AGGAGCTCAAATTCTCGACGGAAGGCGGCAGCCTTCACGCGGTGGCACGAGCCGGATGACACGAGAGTGTCACGTCCGGATTCTGTGAGCGGCTCGGGGTGAAATTCCCCGGGCCGACTCGGCCAGGGGCGCAAAAAGATTCTGCTGCGCGGGGATGACGAAGAGCTCGCCAAGCACGATGCCGCGGCAGGGCCGGTCATGGATCGGTGCGAAAGGAAAATCAAAGACGCCGAATATCTTATCCCGGTGTTGAGGGACGAGCTAAAAAAGGCGGCCGAGAACGAAAGGACTGCGGCCATCGAGGAAGGTCGCAAGAGCGAGTATGCGGCCTGCTGCGCGCTCCGTGATGCCCACAACAAGAAGCTTCTCGATGTGGGGAGGCCGGCGGCGGCAGCGCTGGTCGCGCTCGCTCATGAAGATCGGAAACTTTTTGAGATTGTCGCCAAGATAAACCGCAATTTGCCTGCCGGTGCGGAGCCGCTGTCTCCTCCGGGGAGAGACGTGCGGTATTCGCCTGCGATCTCGGCACCGCGCGCGGCGCTGACGCGGCTGGGAGTGAAGATGAAAGAGGTCGTTAGCAAGAGCGCCAGCACGCTTCGCCACGGCGGTCCAGAAAGCTACGAGCAAGTCGAGGTGATTGACGAACCCGTGAAGGGACTTGAGGCTTTTTCGGCCGGTGGCGAACCGGCATTTGATCCCGCGCCACTTCACCTAGCCCTTGAAATCCCCTCCTTATTGAAAGGTGATCCGCAGTATCACGTTCCGCCGCATCTTAAATTTTGACGTTCGGCGTCGCCGCGCGTCAACCCTGCCCGGCGTTATAGGCGGCTTAGCGCAGCATCACGTCGAACAACAATCGAAGCGCGATTTCGTTAAGAACGGCGCCGCTTCCTCCGTTGCGGCACTGTAGCTGGAGCACGCCTTGCCGTCCGGTGGTCGACAGGGCGCTCTTCAGTCAGCAGCCGGCGAGTCCATGAAAGCTTGCCGGCTGCCCCACCCGTCGACTGAAAAGGCAAGCAAACATGATCGACTTTTCCCGCTACGGCTTCCTGGACAAGCTTGCGCGGCTCGGCCCCTGGCGGCCCGTCAAACCCGAAGACATGCCGCTATATCACATCGAATTGCAACGCCCGGCGCCCCCGCCGCTATCGCCAAACTTGATCGCGCTCGTGGAGTTGCAACACGCGGCGCGAGCGTCGCGGGCTCCCGCGCCGCAAGAGTTCACTGTCGTCAATCAAACAAAAAAGCGAGCGCACCATGCTTAGCGATGTTTGTTGTGAATTCTGCTGGGCCGTTCGCGATAGTCGCTCCCGCGCCTCGATCGTGGCCGCTGCCGTCGAATTCGATCAGGCCATCGATCACTATTCGCATGCGCCTTTCGATTATGGCGACGAGATCAAAATAGTGAGCGATGCGGTTCGGGCGTTTCTGGCCGAGAGCGAAAGTGACGAGAAGCTTCAAGGTTTGGTCTTGGCCGCCGATACCGTGCGAGAGTTTCTCGACAGACCTCCAGATTCCCGGACCAATTGATTGAAGGGCAAGTTTCGGGAGTTTCAACTGGAATTCAGACTTAGACCGCGACCGAAAGGCAGGAAACGAAGATGAGCGAAAGACGGAAAATCACCATAGAGTTGCTTGACCCGATCAAGGGCCATAACGGTCTCATCAGCCAAGTCGTTTTGCGAGAGCCGAGTCTTCGGGACCTCTTCGATCTCGGCGAGCCACAAATTCTCGGCTTTGGCGGCACCGGCAAGGGCATTGCTGGGCAGATTCCGTTCCTTGTGGAGGACAACAAGGCCATTGGCGCCTATTTCGAGCGCCTCGTGCAGCCGCCGGCCGATCCCCTACTCCTCGGCAATTGTTCGCTTCGCGACGCGATGAAGATAAAGGCTGCGATCGTTGGTTTTTTTACCGAAGCCCGCGTTCCCAGCGACTCGTCCAAGCCGGACTCCTCGTCTTCGACCTGAGAGTCGCGACGGCCGGCGAAGTCGGTGGAATGTCGCTCAGTGAGATCGACGGCTGGATCGAGCTGGGCATCGCGCGCGGGCTGCTGAAACGACGAAGGTGATGAGATGGCAGAACGAGTATTGACGGCCGAAGCCCGCATCACCGCAATCGATGCGACGGGCGATACTTTTAACGCCATCGCCGGCAAAATCGGCGTGATGGAAAAGGCCGCAGCGGTAGCGAGCAGCGGCATTGCGGCGTCGTTCGGCGCGATCGGCCATCGGCTGGAAAGCGTCGGCGATCAAATAACCAACGTGGGGCACAAGCTCTCGATCGTGAACGGCCTCGGCGCGGCACTCGCCGCCGGCGGGGCCTTCTATGTGGCCGAGGAATTCGAGCGCGCCGCGAACCGCCTCGACGCCATCGGCGACCTGACGGAGGAACAAACCAAGCGTTTGCGCGGCTATGCCGAGCAACTGGGCAGCTTCTATCGGTTCGGCCCGACTGGGGTCATGGGCGGGATGCTCGAGGAGCTGAAAGCCGGTTTCAGCCCCGACCGGCTCGCGGCAGTCACCAAGCCGATCGCCGACTTCGCGACGTTCGCCGAAATCGACATGCCGCAAGCTGCCGACCTGGCTACCGAGGCGTTGGCCGGATTCGGCAAGATGTACGACGCGACGGGCAAAATACTGGAAGGCTCGGCACTGAACAAAAATTTGCTCGATATGGTCAATCTCTTCGCGGTCTTGCAGAAGGTTGCGCCGGGCGATTTCAAAGGCATCTTGACCGAGTTCGTCGCCGGAGCGCCGACGGCCAAAAATCTAAACATCTCGCCCGTGCAGCTCGCGGCATTTGATTCTGTAATGGCGCAGGCGGGAATCGGCGGGGATATGCTGCGAACGGCGCTGATGCGGTTCGTTAATCCGACGAAACAATCGCGCGCCGCATTGCAGGCAGCGGGCCTCAACCTCGACGACTATGTGACCCGCGACGTGGAGCACGGTAACCAGGTTACCGGCGTCAATATCTTGAAATTCTTTAGCGACATTCTCGGCAAGACCGCCAATCCGGCAGTCGCGCTCACGGAATTTTTCGGCATTCGCGGCTCTCAGATTGCCAAGCTGAATCTGCCGCGCGTGCTCTCGATGATCTCATTATTGCAACAGGAAGTCGACCGCGGCGACGCGACGGCAGCAGGGCAGGCGGAGAAAATGGAAAAGGGCGCCGTCGGCGCGGAGAACAGATTATTTGCTTCATTGCAAAGCTTGATTGTCTCGATGGCCGATACCGGCATGATGGACGATGCGGCGGCGACGATGAATGCACTATCCGGCGGCTTGCGCTCGCTCGCCGCGTTCAATCCCGAGGTCCTGAAATTCGCGACATATACCGGCATGCTGGCGCTTGGCCTCGGGCCGATGGTCGTGGCGCTGGGCTCGCTCGTCAAAACCGTAGGGGCTCTCGCTAGCGTCGTCGGCACGATCGCCGGCGTTTCCAGCGGCGCATTGTCGACGATCGGCGGCGTGCTTTTGCGGCTCGCGCCAGTGCTCGGACCGATCGGCGCTCTGCTCGCCTCGACGAAGCCGGCGAACGAAGGCGAGAAGGACCTCTACAAATATGATGCGGCGACGAAGACATGGGGACCCACGGCGGCCCTACAATCCTTGATCCAAGCCGACAAGGCCCTCCCTCAACCCGCAGGCGGCGGCTGGGCGGCATCGCCCGGCGTGCCGTTTGTCACCGGCGCGGGCATGCCGACCGCCAGGGTCGAGGGAAGTGCCGACCTGAATGTCAATGTGGAGGTTGCGCCCAGCGCGGACTTTATCAGCAGGATCGAAAGCGTCGTCCGCAACGCGATCAACATGTTTGGCGGCGGCGCTCCCGCATTTGGTTCGACAGGACCGACCGGCAAAAGCATGCCCGAAGCGGGGCCGGCTCAACAATAATCGCCATGGCCGCGCGCACCGCCAGAAAAGCCGCCAAGGCTCGCGAAGCGCCAGCCGCGTCGCGCTCTCTCTCGCTTTACGACGGGCGCGACTGGCTCGGCAATATTGTCGAACGCGACGGCAAATTCGTCGCCTTCGATACAGCCGGAAAGACGCTCGGCACCTTTCCAACGCTCCGCCAGGCCGCGGACGCGGTAACAGACGCGCAGCGCGAACGTGCAGCACGGATTGCCCCGGCACCGCAGCCGCCCGCACGTCGCGCCGCGCGCTCCACGGCCACGCCAGGGCTCGCGCCTAGACGCAAGCAAGGAAAAAGCCGCCATGCCGCTTAGGACCGGCCATTGCCGAGAATGCGGCGCCTCCTATGAGGCGGGCCGGGCGACGCGCGAGTTCTGCGGCATGGCCTGCCGCCGCGCGTTCAGCAACCGGCGCATGCTGCGCGGAGCGGACATGTATGACTTGCTCATGCAGCTTCGGTTCGATCGCGAGCGCGCCAAAAGATCAGGCGCGTGGTCGCTGCTCTGCCGTATGGCTGCGGCCTTCAAAGCCGAAGACGATCGCGAGCGCGCCGGCCACGCGTCGCCGGCGCGACGGAGCGCTACCGCAGCGGCGATCAAAGGCGGCGGCGATGCACGGGCGATCTAAAAAATGGGAAGGTATTGTCGCCATCGTCGATGCCGCGGGGCCGGCGCAGCCGCCTTTCATTCTGGGCGACGATCTCGCCGAGCGTTATCGGCAATACGCCAATGCCATCCGCGGCGCGGGCGCGTCGGAAAAGCTCGATGCGTTCACGACATGCGCGCGGCTTGTCGCCGGCATGGTCGATTCCGAGAAATTCCCGCTGCGGGAAGCCGCCGATCGCTTGCTGGCGACGGCGGAAGCCTACGGCCTCGTCGGCGAGCACGGCGATGACGCGATTCAAGCTCGCATCGCCGCAGCCTTCGATAATCCCGATGTTGTCGACGCCGACAGTCCCAATCTTTCCAGCTCTGAGCCGGCGAATACCACGTCGAAAGCGCGCAAGCGAGGGCGTAAGCCCGCGGCGGCGGAAGGCGGTAACGGCGGCGGCAATGATCTCCCTCCCTCCGCGCCGGCGTCCGACGATGGCGACGCCATCCCGCGAACACATGGCTTCAGCGTCGACGGGATCAACAAGGAATATGCGGTCGTGATGGTCGGGAGCCAAGCCGTCGTGTTCCACGAACAACCGCACGCGCGGTTGATCGAGCATCAAGTGCGCATGCTCGGCATTGACGGCTTCAAGACCTGGTTTCGCAATCGCTTCACGGAATTCCGCGGGCGCGGCGGCAAGATCAAGCGCACGACTTGGGCGAACGCCTGGCTCGATGCGCGCGACCGTCGGCAATATCAGGGCATCGAGTTTTTTCCGGATCCGGCCAATGCGCCCGGCACGCCCGGTTATCTCAATCTTTGGTCCGGCTTTGCCGTCAAGCCGGCGCCGGTTCCCGATCCGAAGAAATATAAAACCTTCCGCGATCATTTGCTGGTCAATGTCTGCGCCGGCGACGAAAAGCTGTTTCGATGGGTCTTCGGATTTTTCGCTCAAATGGTACAGCGACCGCGCGAACGACTCGGGGTCGCTCTCGTGATGCGCGGCAAGATGGGAACCGGCAAAACCAAGGTCGGCGAGGTGATCGGGGCGCTTTTCCCGCGCCATTACTTCCTGGTCGACGATCCTCGATATGTAACCGGACAATTCAACGCGCATATGGCGACGTGCTTGCTGCTGCAGGCCGATGAGGCCGTCTGGGCCGGCGACAAAGCGGCCGAAGGGCGCCTGAAGGGCCTTATCACGTCGCCGATGCAGCAAATCGAGGCAAAAGGCATCGATCCGATCCGCCTCAACAATTACGTGCGCCTGATTATGACTTCGAACGAGGATTGGGTCGTTCCCGCGGGCAAAGATGAGCGGCGCTTCTGCGTGGTCGACGTTGATCCGCGCTGCGCGCAAAACCACGCTTATTTTCACGAGATGGATGAGGAACTCGCCGCCGGCGGCCTTTCTCATCTGCTCGCCGATCTGCTCGCCTTCGATCTCGATCGAATAGATCTTCGCAATGCGCCGCGCACCGATGCCTTGCTCGAACAGAAAATCAGGTCGTTGAATTCCGTCGAGAGCTGGTGGTTTGGCCGGCTAAGCGCGGGAACGACGACGCGGCATGAAACGGGATGGCAAGAGCAAGTCCCGATCGCGGCGCTGTTCGACGATTATATCGCGACGGCCGAAAAAATCGGCGTGAAACGCAAACAAGAGGAGACGGTTTTCGGCATGACGCTCGCCAAGCTGATGCCGGGTTTGCCGCGTGCGAAGCGGCGGGCCGAGGTGAATGACGCGCATGGCAAACGTGTCTGGTGCTATCTGCTGCCGCCTTTGAACGAAGCGAGAGAAAATTTTGCAAATGCGGTCGGCCAGAATGTTGTTTGGTCGATTGACGATGAACCGATCGGAGGCGATTCCGCGGGAGGCGAATACGATGAATTCCACTAGCCGATCAGCGGTGGTCAGCTTCCGTAAAGTTTACAGAAGCTTCCGGCAATTTGCCGGAAGCTTGCTGATGGTACAAGGAGCGTTCTTTAGCGTTCCGGGCTGGAAAAACGCCCCACCTGCCCCACCTGGTCATTCGAGGTGGGGCGCGCAACGGAGCAATAAAATCAATGGTTAGCCCTACCTGCCCGGCCTGCCCCACCTTTTTGGCCTCCCGCGTGCGCGCACGCGCGCGCGAGGGCGTTTGGGAAGTGCATCCGCGATGCGCTGCGCCGCGACCCTCTCCGCAAAAAGTTCTTTGGATGGTCGATTAAGGTGGGGCAGGTGGGGCAGGTGGGGCAACGTTAATTAAATCGGACGGAACGCATGCGCCCCACC